CATGTAGTAGGGAGACTCGAGGTCAATTAAGGTCTCTAGGGGGCTAGAGGTTATCCAGCCCCGTAGAGTAACCAATCTGCCAATCATAGCAGATTGATCTTGTTATACTCCGTCTTACCTGGGGACCAGGTAAGTCGTCAGCTCTTCCTCCGGAAGCGAGTTGTTTTTCCCATGGCTGAATAGCCGTGGGTCGCTTTCCGAACTGCAGAGACAATTGCCCCAACTCAAAGTTGGTGGCATCTTTCCGCCCTACTCGACAGACAATTCGTCGGATAGGGATCTGGCCGGACTCATCAGAGTCTTGTGGTGGTATTACGGAATGCCAATACGAGGAGTAATCCTCAATAGTTGGCGGCCCAATAATCCCACGTAGCCATTCGGGAGTCCAGCGCTGGAATAAATCATCCAACGCTGTGGTGTCTCTATAACCATGACGATGTAACCAGGAGAAAATCCGGTTACGGTCACAGAACAGTTCATCAACATGACTAGGTGACTTCTTAATGAAGACGCCGCGGACATCATGCCCGCGGAACCAGTCAGCCCCGCAGCTTTCGCGTGCGGGACCCGATAAGAAACTCTTATCGGTGTTCAAGAGGAAGCCCGCCATCTCAAGCATCTGTGTCAGTTTCAAACTAACACACTTGGGAACAATTAAATCGTCCCCATAGACGCCAACAAGTTGCCTTGGATAATAACCCAAGACAGCCTTGCAACTAGCATAAACTATGCTAGCGAAGACAGCAGACTCTAACGCAAATGTCGCTCCATTGCCCATACTACTTACCTTTCGGTAAGTAATGGTGCTTCCATCAGGAAGTTCCCCTTCCGGGGACCGGAGCGCACACATATACTCATACCAGCAAGCTGGTAATAGAACCTTACAAATGCGAAGTGATATTGTATCACTCGCAGACGCTAGGTCAATCGTAACTGGCGACATAGAGTCATCAGATAACGATCCAGTATATGCGAGAACCTGGTTTTTCCGCTGAGAATCAAGATTGATTCCCCAGCGCTTTAAGCGCTTACGGATAAAACCTTCAACACCTAACTGAAGCATCATGTTAAGTGTGGGTTCCACTGCGATAGGTCGGTCAATCAACCGACCCTTTGGAACTGTAGTAATCCGATTTCCCGGTACTGTCGTTAAGACAGCTTCCCAGAAGGCATCAAAGTTAAATGTTGCCTCGGGCGGGATACGATTTTTATCACAGTAGGAGAGGTATAACCCTCTCATCCACCGCGCATCGCATCGGATTAACTGTTGAGCATACGGGATACAAGCTGGAGTACAATGGTACGGCCAGTCGACATACTTAAAGTATGCGACTGTGTTACGCCGTTTCGTACTCGTGCTAGAACCCGGCCCATGACGGGCAGCTTGAGTTAATCTTTCCCATGTAGGGAGCTCTTCTCCAAGTAACTTGGAAAAGAACTCACGCATGTAGCGTAAGTCGCTGTCAAGAAAGTTACGAGATCGCATTAAAACACGATTCGTTTCCTTGCAGGCGTTCTCCCCCTCGATGAACTTCGCAATTGCGTTGTCACGTCGAGTGGTGTCATGGTCAGATTCCGCATATTTGCGGATCAAGCCACCTAGTAATACCAGCGCTTCCCATCGACGAATCGATGAGTCGCAATCTGGCATACAGCAGGAACTCATGCTGTGCAAGCTCCATGCCTCTCCTAATCGATCTATGTCGTTCCAATTGCGCCCCCGAAGGGTGCGCTCAAGGATGACTTTATCGAAATTATGGAGACTAGGTTTTACGACCTGGTAGGTCGCATGTAGCACACGCCACGCATAATCGCGTGGCACACGCACGGTGAAGGTCTTCCTTCCCCTTTTGGTCTTGCTCTTTTGGCGCGTTACACATTTCATGTAGCGTCTCCTTTGTTCCTACTACAGCAATTGCAGTAGGTCTTGAATTACGGGAAGAATCGCTTGTAAAACAACGATTCCCCAAGGTAATTTACGAGATTGGACAATTTTCTTCATGTCCTAAATCTCCAAGATTGTACAAAGGTCCTCCATCACATCGTCGACATCCATTAGGGTGACGACATGCTGGCGGAGTGCCAAAACTTGAGCGGCATCGGTCCCTTCCGGGATCGCGATGTTAACCTCTACAATTAGAGGCTTGACCATGTCACCAGAACCGTCCCGGTTGGGAACGGTCTGATCCACCGTAAACTTCACGGCACACTTACGTGTACCAGCGTCGTTTCCGGATGGTTTCGCATCGCTACGATATAACTGTAGCATATTGCGGACGTGGGGTTGGTGCTCAGCCTTATTAATATAAGTTGAGCGATTACCATCGACCGAGATACGAGTGTAAACTTTGTCACTCGTCGTTCCGTTATTAGCTGTATCCACAGCCAGTGTAATGGTATTATCTTGCATGGTTCTGTACCTTTCTTGTTAACTGCCCTAATAAGTTTAAAACGCCCTTCCACTCGGAAGGATCAACGTTTTAAGTTTCTCATTAGGGCAAGTATATCCAGACCCTTCGCCCAGCTTAGATTAAGTTCTAAGCGAGGAAGTATAGGTCTGGAAGGGTTAGCATAACGTGTTCTCGAGACTTTCGAGAATGACGCTGTGCCAGACGCAGCCGAAACAATCGATCCATATCGATTATGTTTCCCTCCTATGAGTTCAAGTTCATTTTCATGAACTTCCTCAATAGTTACCCAAGATCCTAGGACCTTGAGTGAGAGGCGTGGCTGCCAGGACATGAAGTAGTCACCGGTGTTTAGAAACCAGTCGACTACAAACGAGTATGGAACAAGTTCCCATACGGATGCTAACAGCTCTTCGCCCCCAAAGAGGGACGATGCAGATATCTTCCGTGAGGAAGGCTGCACTATTAAACCCGCCGTTGCTCTTTTATAAGCAACAGAGCGGATTCGTAGCTGAGCATACCAATCGTTGCCGGCCTTCGTACGAACGAAAGGCTCGGTTATCTTCGGGTCAGGTGACCCGTCGAAACGACTGGCAGTAATCCGTACACGTTCGAAGCGGCTGTTAACAGCCTTTAATGCCTCGATTGTGTTTTGAACTTCTCCAATAAGTGGTCTCCATCCATAACGGATTTCGAGCCACTCACTCGCCAGCAAGGCAACCGCAGGCACTGTGCTTGCGGCCATCTTCCTGATACTTCGTGGAGTAACCTTACCGCTGCGAGGAATATATATACGATACTTTCTAAGTTTTCGTATTATAGACTCCTCACGCTGCATAAGGGATAAGGCGCGGCCATAAAGCTTTGTAAAAAGCTTGACGGTTTTGCCCATCTCCACCATTGTCACCCCCCATAATGCTTCGGCATCAGACAGATCTGCATAAGCAGCTGTCACAGCTAAAGCAGCCAACGAGTCATCAGACTGTGTTGGCATAGGGGCAAGACTGGGCAGGCAGTTACTAAGTGAGATCAACTCACCTAGCCTGCCGCAAAAAGCCCAGTTGTGGTAAGCACGTGTATAGTCCCCATACCATGGGTCTATACTTATGCTCCATTGACAATCTGTATCAGACAGGATATCACGATAAGAGTTATGGTAATCGTTCATGATTACCTCTCCCTTCGCTTTCCTGGCTTCATAGTTCTCAGTCACATTATCGTCTGTTACCTTAGATAAAGGTGAATATTCAGACGCAGTTACCCCGTAGAATCGGGTGTCACTGTAGGTGGTCGTATTCAAGGACGAATCCTTGTTATACACGTCTTTAACTCCATTCCACAATGTGGTAAAAGTTAAAGAGCCGCCACTGAATGCTTCTGGAACCCCTGCATCGGTTCGATGCCGAGTAGTGATTAAGTCTCTCATTACGTTTTCCTCCTCAACTGTTTAATTACAGCTGGAGGGACGTTGGAGATTCAACACACTCCAGCAATCTGCCAAACGCGTTGCGCGTTGACCATGAACCTAGCCTAGCGTGCATCACACACGTTAGCCTACGCTAGTGAATTGCTCACTAGCCCCCCAAGGGCCTCGTTAGAGGC